GACCCCGACCGCGACCCCGACCGCGACCCCGACCACGACCACGACCACGACCACGAGTTTTCATACCCTAGTCGCTTGATTACTTGAATCATTTTTGACTCATTGGCAGGGTGTGTGACCATTGACTGGCGTCAATCACCCCTGTCTTAGGCACCGCAACCTCGATATTGTCAGGGTAGGGCTCCACCTCATTGGCGTTACCGGTCTTGAGGAAGTCAGCAAAGCGCCCTGTGTCTGCAACCCATGCGGCTTTCTTCAGGATGACTTGGTCCTCTTCCTCACGCGCAAGCTCACCAACATAATAGTTTGTGACCGTGCGAATGAAGTACTTGTTACCAACTTTCCAGAATCGATTTGCTTGTTTCTTTGACACTGTCTTCATTGGGTTCCTTTCTATTGGTTTGTTGCCTTAATAAAGTTACCCTTGTTCTTTTCCCCAGCTTTGCAGCCAGACAAAAAGGCTCAGAGCATTCCTAAGCTGTTGCCTCTCAGCAGTACAACTCAAACATCCAGCTCTCAAGTTAGTTAACGTCCACGATAGCCTTAAGCTAATGACGAGTAGGAAGTTTAGATTAGAGAGGTCATGCCTACCAAAGACCTCATAGACAGTCTCAATTAATGTGTAGAGACCAACCACATCCGAGATCAGAGCTCTCCTATGCCCTCGGCGTGAACACAGGCGGTACCGCCTGGGAGAGGTTCAGTTCGCTTACGCCAACTGCACCGGCGCCAACAGCGCCTTGATGGTCCGTGCCTTGTCGCCCTCGCCCTTGGTCACGTCCTTCTTCCACCCGTTGAGGTAGAAGCCGAACACCCGCTCCGCCGGCTGCCGCGATTTGAGGGTCTCCATCGTGACCTCGGTGAGCAGCTGCTCGCGCGAGACCACGCCATCCTTGTCCGCCAGCCTACACATCGCGTCCATGAGGACGGTCTGCTGGTTATTGAACTTGTCCGTCGCGGGGTCGATGTCCCGTAAGAACTTGTACCCGATTTTGGCCTTGACCTTCGGGGCTTTCGGTTCTTTGACCTTGGCGGGGGTGGCACCTTCCACAGACGCACCGGCAGCGGCCGGCTGATCCATGAGGGCTTCCTTGTTCGGTTTGGCTCCCATTTGATCCTTCCTTCTGCACCTTTCGGTGCGTTTCAGTGCCCAACATGGACACCAATGACTATAATATACCTAAAAGTTATGTCGAATAGTAGCGCAAGTATCACGACACATAAACTTACGACACATTTTGGGCTTCTTTCTCTTCAGACTTTGGTTCTAGGTTCACGGCCTTGATGACCCCAACCTCGACTAACTTCCAGAAGTAGTAGCGGAAAATGCGCAGTGGAGGCTGGACTGTGGCAAGGTTGATGTGCCGCAACCACCCTGGCACCTCGGCAATGGTCATCTCACGCTTGCCTGACTGCCTCAACTTTTGAAGCTCAAAGGCCAGGATGCTTGCCTGTGGGCAGAGCTTGGGGATCTCTGCAATGTCCGCTATCTCGAAGACAGGGAGCCTCGGCTTGTGGTTCCCACGTCCTACCCTCCTCCGTATAACAGGTTGCACTAATTGAGATGGCATGTACTCGCTCATGTACTTGGAGTCAGGCATTTTTACCTGAGTCGCGTCATGCATCTCACCTGTCTTCATTGACTCTGGAAATGTGCACAGCTCCTCTATTACCGCCTCACCCGCGTCGATTTGGCGGATGTTATTCATCGCGTGAAGCACGATGTCAGGCCATATCTTGGTGAGTGTCGCGAGGCGGGTGCGCTTGTTTGCTCGCTTCCCAGACCTGAACTTCTCGACAAGCGCGTTCATGGTCTCACCAGTGAGGCGCTCCGGCATGTCCTCCACCCCTGACACGACGACATAGCCAAGCTTGAAGAGGTCCAAGCCGGACTTGAACTCGCGCACGTCCAGGGTGGTTGGGTGTATTGCAACCTTCATAGCTTGAGACCCTCCTTACGCTCCTTGTTCTCGTCGCTCATGATTGTCCAGATGCCCTTTATGGCCTGTGAGAGGTCCGAGATGGCATTGATTACATGCTCGATATTTCGCGTTTCTCGGGCCTTGGCCAACTTTTCATCGCATGAGTTGATGAAGCACTTCATCCCGACGAGCACCGTTGTTTGCTTCGTGCCATCCCCGATGCCCATTCGCTTTGCTAGCTGCAAGAGAAGCTTTTCGGTATCCTCGCTTCTCGGGCCGTTCATGATATGATCTGCCTCTTCTTCAGGTGTCATCTTGTAATCTCCCTTCTTAATGTTGATAGCTTTTCATGCACAAGTTGTCGCCATATTGTTGTTCCATCTTTCTCTCCCTCACAGATCGCGATGCACTCATCAATGATGGCTACACACTTTTCAGTGAGCTTAGCCTTCCTGATGAGTTTCGCCCTGTCTTGTTCCCAACTCAATCACACCCCCAAGTTGGTGATGATCTCTTGGCAGGCCTTGACCGAGTCTTGGACGCCTAACATAGCGTCACTGTAGCCAAGGTTCCAAGTGTGACGTGACTCGGCAGAGCGGTAGTGGTTCGCGGTTCTGGGATCAAGGCCTTGTTGTCCTGCCTCATATCCCTTGGCATAGATGACCTCATCCATGAGGACATCGGCGATAAGTTGTGTTGCTTGGTTCATTGACTGTCTCCTTTCTTGCAGGACTTGTGACCTGCGGTGTGCATTAACAGGGAGTGTTACCTCCCTGCCACTCTGCCTATCTCAGTGCCACAGTGTTACGCGCGCGACTCACGCAGATGGAGTCCACCTTGCCAAGAGACACCAACTTGTGGTCCGCCGTCTCGATGATGACCTCCTTGCTGCTGTGTTGTCCTGCCGAGAGCCGCGATTCGAGGAGCGCTTCCGCTCCGTCTTCGTCCAGCTCCATGAGCGTCAGGGTGTGCTTCTTGCCGTCATCGTCGATGAAGCGGACCTTGTTGGGCCTGTTCATCTCCTTGGCGACCTCGATGCACGCCTTGCGATCTGCCCCGATGGCGGCGATTGCCAGGGTGAGGGTGAGAATGCTGACTGTTTTCATTGGTTCATCCTTTCTATTGGTGTGTTTTCAGATGCATTCATTCAGTGTAAACTCGTACAAATGCTCCTCCATGACTCGGATCTCGGTAGATTGCACCTCCTTGATTAAGAACTTTCCATACCACGAGAGATAGGCGATTGGGACAGGGGAGTACATCCAGTCGTCAATCTCGGTGTCCGTGCCCTGGGTGAGGACACGGTATGGCAAGCGACTGATGCCCCTATCCTGATGTTGCACGACGATTTGCATGCCGTCAATGCACGCCTTGCCTAGCCCGGACACCTCCTTGAAGTCAGGAGGGTCCGCACAGGACGCAAGTAATGCTGCCGACAAGAGTAATCGCCGGCTCATTTGACAAGAACCGTGTGCGGCTTCAAGTGTTTCAGGCTCTTGAGATAGCCCATGATGCTGGGTAACGTGTCATGTGACAGGGTGAGTTTGCCCACCCGCTTCACGAAAGGCGCGAAGTGGATGGCATTCCGTGCAGCCTTGTCATCCGCAACATCCTGCTGGACCATTGTCTTGTTGATGGGTTCGTGTCGCATTGGTCAATCCTCCAAAGGTAAAACGCGGACAAACCGCGAGGTGAAGACGCTTTTGGCAATGCGGCACGCGTCATAAAAATGACGACCCATGATCGCAGTGAGGGTGGTGTCCCCCTTTTCGGTTTTGATCTCGGCGAGATAGACGTTATTGTGCTGTCTCATTTGATTTCCGCCTTTCCATGTGTGAGCAGTATTGTTCATAGTACTAATATACCTCAAAGGTCCTTAGACGGTGCATAAGATGATAGTAAGATTTTGACCACTTTCTCTCCTATGAATGCTCCATCGCGGATAACAGGGATTGCTGTAATTCCGGGTAGTCTCCGACAAGATTGTCAGAGCACCAAGCAAGGACCGCTCGCTCCAACTCCTCTTGACCGTCTTGCCACCCGCGGACATAGAACTCGATGTCCTTCGGGTTGTTTGATGGGCATTTTTCAGGCTTTGGCATTGAGATTCTCCATGGTTTTGCGGATGTTCTTGATTGTGGGGGAACCGATTTGCTCGACTACTGTGTTGGCGAGATCCTCCCAGATATCATCTTTGAGGTCATGGAGGAGATCGTAGATGTACTTGGTTCTCGCTTCGAGGTTCACGGACTTGAGGGAACCATCTTCCCAATTGTCCAAGAGTTGCTGACAGATGATTTGGGTTGTGCCTTTTGTGTGGTTTGTTTCGCGGTTCATTGATTATTCCTCCCAGTTCGTGAGGAGCTCGCAGAATTCCAGCGAGGAGACGAGACGGTCACATTCGCGGAAGTCCTGTTGGTCGGGATTCATTGACTCCGAGATATCGTCCTCGAGGGAGAGGATCGCGGTTCTCGGTTCGTTGTTGACAGGGGATTGAGTTTTCACTGAATTCTTCTTTCTACAAACCAAATGGTTATTATGGTTTGTAATTATAATATACTCAAAAGAAAATTTAGGAGTATTAAAATTTTAGTAAAATGTTTATCAAATAATAATCAAGAATCGAGCGAGACAGGGATTGAGTTTTTGATAGGAGGGAATAAAAGAGGGGGTAATACTGGCGTAATAACAATCGGGGCAAAATGTGACAGGGAAGGTGAAGTTATTGAGTTATTATAGTATTAGACAAATAATAAAGGAAAGAACTGAGCTATCTTATATCAAAAAGTTGCACTTCGCCCTGTCAAACTGGTTGATTTTGGTAAAATTCTGACTAAAAATTGGTTAGTTATTATTATTGGTAATATTTTAGATAGAAGTAAGTCTACTTCTTATTTTTATTGAAAATATATAATACTAATAATAACTGGCAAACTTTGATAATCGAATAATGTGGTTGATGTTGTGGATTCTGGATTATTCTGCCAACAGGTAAAACGAGCATCCCTGTCAAACTGTATTTTCTACTATTAATTGAAAAAAGAAAAATAAAAAAGGAGAGGGTATTTTTACCCTCTCCTATTGGGATTGTCGGGATTAAACCGCTTTGACTTCTTACACCTTCTTTGTCTTCCGGATGATAGGGGGATTTAACTCCCGGGTGAGAGTGAGGAATCCATGGAAGACGAAATTCGGTTGGTAGAACTTGAAAACCAACCAAGCGGATTGACGGGTGGTTAATTTCCACGTTAATTCGTATTCAACCTCGGATTTTGAGAATTCGGTTTTACCCGAATCTGTCAGAATTTTGATGATTTGGGTTTGTTGGTTATTTAACTTCAAACCCTTCTTATCAAAATCTGGGTGAATGGTATATTTGATTTCCATTTGATCTTCCTTCTTTCTAACCACGAAGAATCTCGTGATTTAACAAGAATCTTTCGTTCTTGTCTAAATATAATATATCTTCAAAATTTTTCAAAAGTATCAAATAAAAGTAAATTAATCATAAAATAAAGATAAGTTCTAAAGAATCTAAAACTTTGCTCATTTGTTCACTAAACTTGTGGGAGAAAACCATGCCATGATTATTATTTAACCGTTAAGAAAGAATCAAATCAGATAGTATTCAGATCAAGAACCAATAAGATCAGATATTAGTCAAATGACTATTGTTTGAAGATTATTTGATCTTACTTTTATTTTATCTAATCGCGATTTGATCTGAATCTTTATTGATCTGTACAGGATCTAACCAAGAACCGTTAAGAAAGAATCAATAAACTTCGGGTAAAGTCAGATTTCCGTAAACATGGCACATAGGTTCATGTTGCATAGGAAAGGGTATGGGCTATGTATGCCCGAGTGCATAGCCGGTTTGTCTAATGGTTCCTAGCCAGAGATGCCAGCGCCCCCAACCCCGCCTAGGGGTTGGGCTCAAAAAATGTATTCGACCCATATCACTCTCACATGGTTGGTAAGATTTGGCCAATCCACTCTTACGCACTTTTTCGACATCCATATAGTGTATATTATCCATATGGACCAGGACACGGAAGTCGCCGAAGCCCCTCAAGTCCCTGCCATCTCAGGTCTGAGACGCCCTGGCAATTACCATGGCAAGCAATTTGGGGCCAAAGGTCCGCAGCGCTATATGCCCGCCGTGAGAGACCACACCCTGGTCTTCAATAAGGTCGAGGGCATGATAGCGGCCCTCATTCGAGATGGGGCGCAACTCCCTCTCGTGTTCCTCTGGGAGCAAATGTCCTCTGCCAGGAATGACATGGCCACGCGGATTGAGTGCGCGAAGGCTGTGATGCCGTACATCCACCGGAAGCGCATCTCTGAGCTTGAGAAGATGTCTGGTAGCAACGTGAACATCTATCAACAAATCAATGTCGCCGCGGAGCGACTGAAAGGCCTCTCTGACGACGAGCTCCGAAATCTTGCAGCCCTTACCTCAAAAGTTGCCCTCGCTGGAGACGATAGTGGGGGAGCTGAATCGGAGGAAGCGCTGGAAGCTCAGGAAGTATTACCCTGACCAAGGACCCCTAAGCCGTGACAAGTACACGAAGCACATGGAGTTCTTTGAGGCAGGCGTGGACAAGCGTGAGAGGCTCATGCTTGCAGCGAACCGTATCGGGAAGACAGAGGGGGTAGGCGGCTATGAGTGCGTTCTTCACGCGACTGGGCGTTACCCTGACTGGTGGAAGGGTCGACGTTTCAATCGGCCCACTAAGATTTGGGTGGCAGGTGATACCTCAAAAACTGTTCGCGAAATTCTTCAAGAAAAGCTCCTCGGGAAGTGGGGAGAATTCGGCACAGGGTTAATCCCTGGCGAGGACGTCATACGGTGGGGCTCGAAGGCCGGAGTACAAGATGCGGCAGACACTATCTACGTGCGACACTATGACACCTCTGGGCGCTGTGACGGCGAGTCAGTCATCTCTCTTAAGTCGTATGACCAAAAGCGACAGGCTTTCCAGGGGACCGAGCAGGATGTCATCTGGCTTGATGAGGAACCGCCGCTGGACATCTACGTGGAGTGTGTCATCCGTACCATGACTACCAAGGGGCTGATCCTCTGCACATTTACGCCTATGCTTGGCATGAGCCAGACGGTTATGCACTTCTTGCCGACGGGTTCCTTGGACGAGGTGGCGCCTGGAAAGTATGTGGTCAATGCCACGTGGGATGATGCCCCTCACCTTTCAACAGAGGACAAGGCAGAGCTGCTCGCTGGCCTCCCTCCGCATATGCGCGATGCGCGCTCAAAGGGCGTGCCTCAACTGGGCAGTGGCGCCATCTACCCCATCCCTGAGTCCGAGGTCCGCTGTGAGGACTTCTTGATCCCTGAGCACTGGCCCAAGTGGTATGGGATGGACGTCGGCTGGAACGCTACGGCCGCTTGCTTCTTCTGCAAGAACCCTGACACGAAGGAGAAGTATATATACTCAGTGTACAAGCAGGGTAAGGCAGAGCCCTCAATTCACGCGTCGGCAATAAGGAGCCGCGGCGAGTGGTTGCGTGGGGCGATTGACCCTGCCTCAAAGGGCCGAGCACAGCGGGATGGGATTCAGTTGCTTCAGGTGTACTCTGACCTAGGGCTGGAGATAGTGACCGCGGACAATGCGGTCGAGTCAGGGTTGTACCAGATGTGGCAGGATCTGGCCTCTGGGATGTTAAAGGTGTTTGCGTCCTGTGGGCCTTGGTTCGAGGAGTTCCGACTGTATCGCCGTGACGAGAATGGCAAGGTGGTTAAGCAGAATGACCACTTAATGGATGCTGCGCGTTACGGTGATATGACTGACGACATCGCGCGGGCGAAGCCGGTGCGGTGGGCGAACCCTGGGCGTGGGTACGCGCTGAACGAGTCTCTTTCCTGGTTGAGCAGAAGCTAATGGCAACAGAGATAGCCAACTACGAGCTCAACCTCCCTGGCACTGAGCACAGGTTTGACAACGCGGAGATCACCGAAGAGGGTCGCCGTGCTTATGAAAATGATTTCTCATTGTGGTCCAAGGACACCGACTTGGCCAAGGTGGATGTGAATTTCAAGTATGGTGATCAGTGGGGCGCGGATGGCGAGTTCCGCCGCAAGAAGCAACTACCGACGCTCCAGATTGATCAGATTGATCAGTACATCAACAGAATCGTGAATGAGTTCCGTCGAAATCCTCGCGAGCCCAAGGTCTACCCTACAGACATCTTTGGCTCAGTGCCAACGGCGAACAAGCTACAGGGGTACTTGAGGCATGTGGCCAACAGAAGCAACGCGCGGATGGTCTACGCACATGCACTGAAGCAGGCATTGACAAGTGGCCTTGGCTGGTTCCGCATTTACTATGAGTACGCGGACAATGAGAGCTTTGAGATGGACCTGTGCATTAAGCGGGTGCTCAATCGCTTCAGTATCGTCCCTGGCTATGCGGAGATGCCTGACTACTCTGACATGAAGCGACTCTTCGTGACTGAGGTCATGAGGCGCTCCGAGGCAGAAAAAATGTACCCCGGGAAGATTATCTCCGACTTCCCCATGGCGGATGACACCTCGATGAAGCATTGGTACTTCGAGGACATGGTCATGATTGCCGAGTACTGGAAGGTGCATCTCGTGGAGGATGTCCTTCGCCTCTTGAACAATGGCATGAAGATCTTTGCCTCTGTGGCCACTGAGAAAGAGCTACGGAGACGTGGCCTCCGCATCATGAAAAGCCGTGAGACACAGCGGCGTGAGGTGCATTGGTACAAGATGGCTGGGACCGAGGTCCTAGATGCCAAAAGATGGCGCGGCCGTTGGATTCCATTTGTCCCAGTGCTTGGCTCAGAGAATGTCTTGCCTGACGGTGAGATCATACGGCATGGCCTCGTGCGCCCGGCAATGGATCCGCAGCGAATGTATAACTTCTGGGCGTCGGTGGAGACGCAGCTGTTGGCTAAGCAGGCCAAGCGGAAGGTGATTGCCGCCGAGGGTCAGCTTGAGGGTCACGAGCACAAGTGGCAGGATGACAATGAGGACGTGCTTACGTACAACCCGAAGACCTTGGGTGGCCAGTTGGTGGGCCCGCCCAGGTTTGAGGAGTTTGCCGGCATACCCTCTGGTGTTGTGAACGCGAAGCTTGCCTGTCGTGATGACATCCGTGCAGCGCTGGGCATCTACTCTGACCTTGTGGGCAATTCCTCAGCTGGAAGTAGTGGCGTGGCCATCGCGCGCAAGACCCAGGAGGGTGAGAATACTATATATCACTACCTGGACAATGCGGATGTGGCAATTGAGCATGGGGCTCGCATCCAACTTGACTTGGCCAGGGCGATTCTTGACGGGCCGACGATGCGCCGCGTGGTTGGTGAGGATGGCCAGGAGAATTTGGCACTATTCAATCAGCCGTTTGAAGGTCCTGATGGAAAGCCGGTGCTTTATGACACTAGCATTGGGGAGTATGCCGTCGTGATTGATGCCGGACCTTCTTACATGTCCAAGCGTCAAGAGACGGTCCAGATTATGCTGGAAATCGCCAAGTATGTCCCTGACATCTTGAAGATTGGTGGGGATTTGCTGGTGGCGAACGTCGACGGCAACAAGATGGACGTGCTTGGCCGTCGCTTCAGGAAGTTCATAGCCGCGGCGAATCCTACCCTGCTTGAGGATGAGGCCGCTGAGGGCGACCCTGGCACAAAGATTGCTCAACTCCAGGGACAGGTGGCTCAGAGTCAGCAAACAATCCAAGGATTACAACAGGCCGTGAAGCAATTGACAGATGAGTTGGTCAAGGCTACAGACACTCGTCTGGACAAGGAGAATGAACTTAACGTGAAACTTCAAATTGCGAAGCTTCAGGAGAACACCAAGCTTCAACTCAAGAAAATGGAGCAAGATGGTGTTGCCGATGAGCAAGCCATTGCGATGATGAACGATTTGACCGCAGATCTTGAAAAGCTGGAGACCCAACTCGGGATAAGTCAAGCCGGAACTGGCTCGGCCCTCGATGAGGGTGGATCGCCCACCAATCCAGGTGAGCCCTTGAACCCAGCTCAAGGAGGAGGACCCAATGTCTGAGGCAGGAACACCCAAAGAGGCGAGTTCAACAGCTGTTGCTGATGGGAACGCTGGAGAAAACAAGGAAGCCATCCCTGGCAAGAAGGCCCCTGGTGAAGAGACGTCCGAAAACAATGGGCAAAATGGCCATCACAGTCGCCGAGACAAGGGCCTTGAGCGTGTGTTCAAGATGCACACGAAATTTGCCGCTGAACAAACCGCGACAAACAAACTTATCCTTGAAACCTTGCAGGGTCTTAAGGGCGGTCTCGCCTCAAATGCTGATAAGAAGCCAGATATCAAGGACTTTGAAAAGCCTGAAGAATTCGCCACTGCCATTGAGGAGTGGTCTGGTCGTGAGGTTGAGCGTAAGGCTGCGGCGCCAAAGGCTCCAGAAAAGAAAGCACCAGCTGGTGAAGAACCAACTGAATTATCCGATGAACAGCGAGTTCAGGTCCTATCTCAGAAATTTGGGGTTGACGAGGAGATTGCCGAAGCCTTTGTTGAGGCTCAGGCTGAGGCAAGTGACCGTATCCCTGATTTCGAGGAGGTTGTCTCCGACCAAAAGATTCCTTCATCGCGAACTTTGAGTCGTCTTATCATTGAACTCGGTGATGCTGATCTTCAGTATCACTTGTCGAAGCGTGAAAACAGAGTAATCACCCTTGAGCTATCAAAACTAAAACGCTCTGGAGACGTTTTGGAAAAGCTCAAGGAGATTCAGGCGGAAATTGGCGAGAACAAGGGAGAAGGAGAGGAGGGAGCCCGTAAAGGGGATCCCGAGGCTCCTATTACCCCTGTTGGCTCGGCAAAAGCTCCGTCGAGAAAATCTCCTGCTGCACAATCAGCCGATGAGTATTTCGCTCAACGGCAAGCGCAAGTCAACAAGGAAAAGCGGCTTTTTTAGCAAAGGAGACCTGCAGCCGCCAGGAGACATTTTATGGCCAATGAACTCATAACACCCAACATCATCGCCCGCGAGGCGTTGTTTATGGCCGTCAATATGATGGTCATGGGCACTATCGTGAATCGCCGGTATTCCGGTGAATTCAACGAGGTCGGTGATACCATTCGCGTGCGCAAGCCCGTGAAGTTCAAGACAGTTGATGGCCCTGACATCACTGCCTTGATTCAAGACGTGAAGGAGTCGAGCGTCGATGTTACAATCGACACGAATCCCATCGTCCCGTTCAATTTTGAGGACAAGGACATGGCTCTCACCATAGGCGACTTCCGGGAACGATATATCGTGCCCGCGGCAAATGCGATCGCCAACCGTGTGGACCGTGCGCTTTGCAACAAGGCCCTTGGCATTCCCAATGTGGTTGGCGTCGCCGGGACAACTCCCGATGACTTCGATGCAGTGGCTGCTGCGGCTGAGGTGCTCGATCGGTATTCCACACCGCGTGATGGCATGCGGTCATTCGTCATCGATCCCCGTGCGAACCGTATGCTGGCGTCCTCGTTCCAAGCGGGTTTCAATCCGCAGGCACAGCAGGGCGAGACCTTCCGCAATGGACTGGTCACTCGCGCATCCGGCTTCGATATCTTCATGGATCAGAACATCGTCGCTCATCAGGACGATCCTCTGACCGATACGGTCACAGTCGATGGCGCCGCTCAAACCGGCAGTGTCTTGAACGTCGACTTCACTACTCCTCTGGAGAGCTACAAGGCTGGCGCGGTGATTCAAATCGCCGATGTCAACAGTGCCAATCCGATATCCTTCGAGGACACCGGGTTTCCTGCACAGTTCGTTGTGCTGGAAGACATTGTCAGCGGTGCTGGTGGCCTTGCGGCTGTCGACATCTACCCTCCGATTTTTGGACCTCTTGACGGTGTGAAGCAAACCGTTGTGGCCCTTGCGGCGGACAACGCGCTTGTCACGCTCCAAACCGCTGGTCCTGTCGTGGCAACTCCGGAGTTCTCTCGTCAGAACCTTGCCTTCCATCGCGATTGCTTTGGAATCGTGTCCGCGAATCTGCGGATGCCGAAGGGCATGGATATGGCGGAAGTCGTTTCCTACAAGGGGTACACCTTGCGCTTCGTCCGAGGCTTCGAGCTGAAGACTGGCAAGTGGATCTCCCGCCTCGAGTGCCTGTTCGGCACTGCCTTTTACCATCGGGACATGGGCGTCCGGGTGCTCGGATAAGGTGGTGATTTGAATGGCAGAGAAAAAAGCTAAAGCTCCGGTGAACAGGGAGTATCCGAAGGTACTGTACGTGTACAGGAATGATCAATTCATTCCGGTAACCGTGCTGAACAAAGAGGAGAGGTCCAAGTTCGCCAGCGCGTATGAAAAACCGTCCAAGAAAAACTTGGAAGACGCGCGAGCAAAGGCAAAAGCTAGCGTCGGAGGTCCTGGGTGAGCGTAAAAGCTCTCACTGTGATCCGAGACGCGATGCGTCTGGTTGGTGCCCTCGGCGCAGGCCAAACCGTATCTCCAGAAGATGGGGACGATGGCCTGCGCATCTTGAATGGCATCCTAGATCAGTGGTCCACTGAGCGGCAGATGGTATCTGCCCTCAGTCGGATTACCAATTCCTGGGCTTCTGCCCTAGAGTCAAAACTCATTGGGATTGATACTCCGCAACCCGTTGGCAGTATTGCAGTTACAAGGCCGATACGAATTGAACAGGCCTCAGTAACAATTGGAAGCTCTGAGTACATCCTGGACTCGCTTGATGAGACTGGTTATGCCAGATTATCAGGTAAAGAGGACCAAGGAACACCATCTCAGTTCTATTACAGGGCGACCGTTCCTATGGGAGAGATTTTCCTACTCCCTGTCCCAAGCCAAGGTGTGCTTTTGAATTTGTGGTTTTGGGTACCGTTCACCACCTTTGAAACGCTTCAATCGGAAATAGACCTGGCTCCTACCTATGAGAAGGCGCTCAGGTACAGCTTGGCTATTGAGATGGCTGTGCAATGGACTGGCAAAGAGGCACCACAATCAGTGTTTCAAACGCTTGTGGACACAAAGGCTGGAATCAAGCGAGTTAATGCGCCAGTCATTCGGATACCTCAAGAGAACATGGCCAGGTATTCAAAGAATTTTGGGTTAAACTTTGATATCTACTCAGGGAGGTTCGTGTGAAACGAATCGAGATCCCTTTTGTAGGCGCGGCCTATCAAGCTCGTTCCAAGAATTTGGATGCCCAAACATGCATCAACTATTACCTTGAGCATGGCGGCGAGGATAGCAAGGCTCCTAATGCCTTGTTAAACACGCCTGGTACTGTTCAGTTTGCCGACTGTGGTGAGGGTGAGGGAAGAGACCTATACCCCGCCTCAATTGACCGTGGCTTTGCAGTGATCGGGTCAAAGCTGTTTGAAATCTTCTCAGATGGGACTGTGACTGAGCGTGGCACATTGAATACCGCGACTGGCAAAGTGTCATCCTCTGACAATGGCATTCAGCTCATGCTTGTTGATGGCCTTAATGGTTACATCTTCACATTTGCAACGAACGTCTTTGAGCAGATTGTGTCACCAAACTTTCCTAATGGGGCAAGATCGGTTACCTATATTGATGGGTACTTCATTGTCCCTGGCTCAATACAACCTGATCCTGGCTTATTTGCCATCTCAAGACTTCGTGATGGTCTCACGTGGGATGGGCTTGAATTTGGCTCAGCTGAGGGTTCCCCTGACAAGTTGATCACTATCATCGCGCTGAATCGTGAAGCCTGGGCGCTTGGCAGCCGCTCAAAGGAAGTCTTCTACGATTCCGAAAATCTTAACTTCCCTTTTGACAGGATCCAAGGCACATTCGCTGATGTAGGCTGCTTGTCTGCCAATACTGCCCAACCATTGCGTGGGAGCTTGTTCTGGCTTGGCGCTAGCAAGGATGGCTCAGCCTCCGTGTGGATGTCTCGTGGCTACTCACCTCTGAGAATCTCAACATTTGCCATGGAGATTGACCTTGACCAATGGACAGACGCCTACGCGTGGGTCTATGAGAAGGAAGGTCATGCTTTCTATAACTTGACCTCAAATCTGAAGAAAAAGACCTGGAGCTATGACATTGCCTCAGGCAAGTGGCATCAGCGAATGTACCGTAACCCTATTACAGGGGAAGAGCATGAGTACCATGTGGTTGCTCATGCCTACATGTTTGGAAAGAATCTTGTACTTTCAAAGCAAATTGGCCGCATCTATGAGCTGAGCAATGACGTCTTTTACGATGATGGAGCACCAATCATTCGTCGGCGTCGCACGCAGCATGTCTCAGCCAATGGTGATAAGCTCACGTGGCACAGTCTCTTTTTGGATGTTGAGACTGGTGTTGGCTCACCCTATGGTGGCGACTCCGAGGAAGCCAAGAATCCAGTCATACGACTACGCTATAGCGATGACAACGCAAAGACGTTCAGTCAGCCTTTAACACGCCCAATGGGTAAGGCAGGCCAAACTAAGATGTTTGTGGAGTTTCGTCGACTTGGCACAGCACCAGTTGACCGTGTGTGGGAGATAGAGACGTCAGCCCCTGTCAAGCACGCCATAGTTAAGGCCGGCGCGGAGGTAACCTCAGAATGAGGCTCAATACCCCACCCCCGGTTAAACACCCTGTCACACGTGAAGATGGGACCATGACAACTGAGTGGATTCAATACCATCAGGCTGTTTATAAGGTGCTCACAAGTCCTGAGATAGCTGGCTTGAACATGGTTGGACAGGATCTTTATTGGAGAGATGAAGCCGGACTTAACCACCTCTTGGTGGATGTTGTATAGGAGTATAAGATGCCAATACCTGTACCATTAATTGCAGCAGGCATATACGCTGGTGGTAGCCTTTTAAGCTCACTGCTTGGAAGTAGCGCAGCTAAAAGGGCGGCCAGTCAACAGGCCAGGTCAGCCCAAGCAGCTCTTGATCTTCAGAGAGATTTATTTGGCCAAACAAAGGCAGAACTTTCGCCATATCTTCAAGCTGGTCGCGAAGGTCTTTCCGAACTTAGCCGTCGCACGTTGTCTGGGGAGTTCAATAAGCCTTTTACCGCTGAGATGATGGCCGCTGACCCTGGCCTGCAGTACAGGATGGAGCAAGCGAATCTCGCCTTGGAGCGTTCCTCTGCAGCTCGTGGTCGTTTACTGTCCGGTGGCACCATCAAGTCGATTGTCCAGTTAAATCAAGCTCTTGCCTCGCAGGAATATGGCGCTGCCTACGAGCGTAATCGTACAGCGAATATGGATGAGTTTAACAGACTCAGCACTCTTTCAAATACTGGCTTAAGTGCTGCAGGCTATCTCTCAGGGGCACGTGAAGGATTTGGCACGTCAGCATCAAATTTGATGACAGGCATAGGCGCAGTACAGGCTGGTGGTACTATTGGTGCCGCTGAATCTCAGATTGGTGGGATTGAGGGCATTATGAAGGCTCTTTCAGATCCTGCAGCCTTGAAGTCGCTTTCCACGCTGTTTAGCGGTGGTGGACAGCACACGGCACCACAAGGTCAGGTACTTGATCCTTATATGCAGCCTCAACAAACTCAAATTGGGTATGGCTAATGGCACTTGACCCTACACTCTCAGTTGGCATAGGCCAGCGCGTGCGCGCGGGGGCTGGGTTACCGTCGTTCTCAGAACGGCAATCCAACTATGAGAACTCATTGGCCTATAGCCGAGCAACAAACCTACAGTCGCGTAAGTCTGAGATGCAGCTAGCCGAAGAGGCGGCGGTTGAGGATGCCTTACAGTCAGCCATGGGAAAAAATGGTGAGATTGATGAGGAGGCTGCTGTGCTGGAGGTAGCTAAGGTCTCTCCTCGTCGGGCACTTGAGCTTAAGGGTGAGTTTGATGCGCAAAAAACCAAGAAGGCTGAGGCTGAGCTAAAGTGGCGTCAATTGAGCTCTCAAGAGCGGGCAGCTCACCTCAAGAACTATCGTGAGAAGATCGACCTTTTGGGGTCACAAGCTAAGGGTGTCTTAAGCATGCCTGAGGATAAGCGTGATACGGCCTACTATCGGATGCGTGAGGAAGTTTTCAATGCGCTTGGTGAAGAGCTGCCAAGCATGCGTGATGATGATACCCTCAAGCGTCTTGTGGCAGGTTCAGCCTCATATGACGATAAGGCTGAACAAGAGTCAGTGGCAAAGGAGCGTCTTCTTGAGTTTCAGGCGGCGCTTCCTGGCTTTAATGAACTCATTGCCGGAGCCACTAAGGACAGAGCAAAGCAGGCCTTACTCACCTCAAAGATTCTTGAGAAGTTCGCTGATGTCCCCGAGGCAAGAGAGTTTGCCTTCAAGGGCATTAAGCCTGAACAAGAGAAAGCCCCGTCACCCTCTGTTATTGAGACTCGCGAACAGCATGACATTGACAATGTCTTTAAGGCCTCGCGTGACTTTCAGGACGACCCTGTCACAAAGGCCATGGACACCATCATCCGTCCAGTTGAGACTGCAGCTCGTCAATGGGACGAGTACAAGAAGAACCCTTCTGCCGCAAAGCGTCAGTTTGTGGAGCAAAACCTTATTGTGGCCTTTGCAAAGATTGCTGACCCTTCCTCAGTGGTTATGCCTGGTGAGTTCAAACGAACTGTGCTTGGCCAACCATGGCTAAGGGAGATCTACAATAAGCTTAAAGCAGGCACAGCTATTGGTGGTCTTGGCCTTGATGAGGGTCAGTTGCAAGTGATTCATGACTATATCCAACTTTCAAAGGATGAGGCCATTAAGCAGGCACGTCCAGGCTATGAGCTCATGAAGGAAAGAATTCAGGACTTTAACCCTCGTGCAGTAGCACGTGAGACAAAGCGTTGGAAGCATATCTTTGATGAGAAGCCCAGGTCAAATATCAAGTTGAACCCTGCCTTTAAGGGTAAGACAGATGCCGAACTTCAAGCTGAGCTCGATGAGCTCAACAAGGCGCCATGACTCCCGAAGAGCGAAAACGAGCCATAGAGATTGAGCTTGAACTGCGCAATCGCCAAGCAGCTGGGGGTGAAGCGCCCCCAGAAGAGGGCTTTGTGCAAGAGACCCCTGCAGCTGGTGCTGATTATATGGGTCGTCTTAAAAAAAGTTTTCCAGGTACCACAAAAGCGGTGCAAGATTATATTGCAAAACGGAAGGCTCCAGGTTATAAGAGAGATCCTCTTGAGGGTGAAATAAATCCAGACATCATTCGAGTAGGCATGGCAGCTCTTTCAGATTTTGCTACCTATGGCTCTCGTCGATTGGGTGAGATGGGCGGCGTCTCAGAGATGGAAGATCCTGAGGGTGGGATTTTCAAGCCAATCCGTGAGGACATGCGAGAGCATTTCAAAACGAAGATGGCCGAGAATCTTAAGAGCAACATGCCATCACTGATAAAGTGGGCCCGTGAGCGCTCACTTCAAATTGAGGATGTGCTCTCAAATTTTGCAGTCTCAATGCTAGAAGATCCAGGCGTCTTGTTAAGCGGTGGTGCCGCTGGTATAAAGGGGCTTCAGAAGTTTGTCCCAGGCGCCAAGTCAACGCTACGTCAGCTTGGGGGCTTGACCGAGGCTGAGGGGGCCGTGGAGCGTGCTGCCTCAAAGAAGGGCCTGGGTGAGCTTAAGGTTGGTGCCAAGGAAGAGGCTGACGTCATGTCGACTCAGGTAGGCCAAGAGCTCGAGCAATTGGGTGCGGCGCGTCAAAAAGAGCTCGAGGATTCTTTTGTCGGCTTGACTGAAAAGAAAGCTGTCACTGAACCTTTTGAGCGCGGCAAGCAACTCACAGAGTCGGTTGGTGAGGCCCGAGCAGCGGCATCCAAGAGATTTGCCTCAGAGGAAGAGCGCACCTTAGGAAAGCTCTCAGGGCAAAAGATCCCAACCACTGAAGCCACGATGTTTGAGCCGGCACGCTCCGCCGCTGCTGATCTTCAGAAAGATATCCTTACCCAGATTAACTATAAGCCGAATGAAGAGATTGCTGGCTATCTCGGCGGTCGCGCCTTTGCGAAAGAGGATGCAGACGTTCTCATCCGCATGAGCGATGACCTTAAGGAGGCCAAGACGGTTGATGAGCTTTTGGCCAAGCGCCGCGGCATTGACCAGATGATCTCCTATGATGAGAAGTTTGAGAACCGAGACTTTCTCCTCAAGGGCCTTCGCAACCGCGTCAATGACGTCATTGAGCAGTCCTTTTACACAAACATCAAGAACCCAAAGGAAGCCCAAGCCCTGGCAACTGCCTGGCGCGACAATAACAAGTTCTACGCTGAGATCTCTGACGCAATGAGTGGTATTGGCAGAAAGCCCATCGTCAAGGAAGACTATGCCAAGACACTGGACAAGATGGGCATTGATAATGTCAAGAAGGTCTTTGAGACTGCCAAGAAGCATAAGGAGCTTCAGCCAGTAGCTGATCAAGTTAAGGCTGGCTTCATCGATGACTTCCTGCTGCGCTCGACTGATGTTGATGGCCGCATTGACTTCAAGATGGCAAAGAAGGTCTGGAACAATTTGTCTGAGAATAAGGAGCTTCTTGACGTGGTGCTCACGAAAGAGCAGCAATCCAATGTCAAGTTCGCCTTGGGCAAGTTTGAGAACACAGAACTCCCTGGGCGTTACCTTGGCTCTACTGAGAAGGCCATCTCAGATAAGCTTGGGGGTATCGCAAACTACGACAAGCGGTACGCCCTTGAGGAGCTCAAATTCCTGGACAATATCATGGGTCGGTCAGGCACCGATGCCTTGAGCTATCGCGCACAGGCCATGTCCCAGGCCGAGCAACTAGGCATGAGCAAGGAGGGCAGGTTGCCGTTGATTGGTAAGCAGGTGCTTAGCCGTGAGCTTGGCACAATTCGCTCGCAGATCCGTTCCCCTTGGGGAGTTGTGCATGCGACCCGTCTTTTAAACAAGGTTGGTGATATTCCCAAGGCTAACCTTGAGAAGGTCATCAAGGTTGGGCTCGCTTCCGCTCTTGCTGGCGCAGCAGTGAAGACTGCACAACCTGAGAAAAAGAAGACTGAGAAGTCTGAGGAAGAAACCCCAGAAGAAGGTAAGGGAGACGTTCAGATTGGCGAGCTTCAGATAGGCTCAGATATCATGTCCGACCTTGCTCCCAAGAAGGTTCAACGTAAGGACGTACGAAAAGCAAAAACAAGTTTCGGCTTAGAGAAGCCTCGAACACGTCACATAGTGACCCCAGTAGGTCCGGGTGGTGGTTTTGGCGGTGGCGCTGAAATTACTACAATGCAGTTTTAAGGAGATAGTATGCCTACACCGCTACCTTTTCTAAAGCCTTTCTACTTGGACGATGTCGGAGTACCACTCGCCCTTGGGAAGCTGTACACATACGAGAATAACACAGTGACTGATAAGCCCACGTGGAAGGACCCACTTGGTGCTGAACTTAACACTAACCCTATCATCCTTGACCCGGCTGGCAAGTTTGACTGCTTCTTGGGGGCGGGGCTTTATACCATCAAGCTGACAAACGCCCTTGATGCTATCGAGTGGGAGAAAGACGACATCTCTGGCACAGGCACTGACCAACTTCAGGTGGTTGAGACCATCGCTGATCTGAAGGCGCTCCCTTCCGGCTCCACCCCCTGGGCCATCGTGATGGGCTACAACTCCATTGGCGATGGTGGCGGTGGCATCTTCATCTTCGATGACGCTATCTCAACAACTGAGGATGGTGGGGTCACGTTCACCCCAGATGATGCGCCTGCCGTTGGTCGCTGGGTGCGCTTCCTTAAGGATGAGATCTCTGTTCGTTACTTTGGCGCCATAGGTGATGGCGTCACAGATGACAAGCTCTCATTTGAGAAGGCCATTGCCTATGTCAAGGCTGCCGGCCATACTGGCTATCTCTACGTGCCTGCCTCGCCAACTGGGCTTGCCTATCGCCTGGTCACAAACCCAACTGGGCTTGATACCGGCGACTTTACGCTTCGTGTCGAGGATGGTGCCTTACTGGACTTTGACGTTATCCCTACCATCAAGTGCAACTTCCAGGCAGGTCCCTATCGTATCCTGGCTGCTGGGTCATTTGACCCGCTCTTTGATTTTGGTTGTACCTTTGAGCAGGGTCCTTATCCCGAGTGGTGGGGTGCAGTTAATGATGGCACTGGTGACCAACTAACAGCCATCGACTCGTGGCTATCTTGTGGCGCCCCGTTACTATTTACTAGCGGGGGTACCTACGCAGTCTCTGCCCCTCCCACATTCCCTGTTAATGTGACTATCTTGTCAGGAGGCATGGTAAAACAGGGGGTCACTGAACATATTGGTGTCGGTGTGCACCTCACCTCTGGTGCAGTAATACGCTTTGCTGAGATTCTTGGTGGAGACATCATAGCTGATACGATTACTGGTGATTTAGTACAGTCAACAGATAATGTTCAAGCAGCTGACGATGTTATTGCAGGTTCAGATGCAGCTGGCTCTTTGATAGCTAGAGCCAGCACTGGAACAAAACAATTCAAGGCTGGCGGCTTGCTATACTCAAAGTACGAGTTGAAAACTGGCAGTGGCGCGGCCGATGATCTTCAATCATATACGCTTCCAGCCAACTCATTGGATCTTGGGGATGTTTTGAAAATAAAAGCCGCTGGGTATGAAACATCAACTACGCCTGATACATATCGCCTAAAGGCCCTTTTTGGAGGTATAGGGATATTTGATACTGGCGACTTAGTCGGCGTTGGAGATTCTTGGGAAATTGAGATATGGGCAGTTATTGCAGACATCACTGGTAGTGACTATCTTGTGGGGTTTGCTAGGCTTCTATCACAACGTGATGCAGCAGGATCAGTTGTAATCACAAACACTGGAGCCCTTGGTATAGTTCTAGGAAATGGCCCAATTGACCGCACAATAGCCAATATTATCAAGTTCACAGGGGAAACAAGCAATGCAGCGAAGCAAGTTGTACAAGCAACAATGACGATTGAGTACCAACCTAAACAAATCTAAAGGAGCACAAAATGGTCTTTGGCATACATGATGGTCAGATGCGCTATAACGAGGAGACTCGCAACCTCGAGATTCTTCTCCCCGGGAACTCAAATGACCCTACAAAGGTCTTGAAATTTTCAACTGGCGGCGGGTTTGGTGGTACCATAAAAAACATTATCATGACTGACCCAATGTCAGTTGATGTGGCTGGGGTCTCAATACTCCGTGTTGACACCTCTGGGGCGGCCGATGCTGAGTTATTGACCTTGACTGGTATGGTCGACCGTCAACAACTTTGCATCGCTAACATCTCTAACAATGTTGGAAACGACATTTATGTCGCCAACCACATTGGGGATGGTTCTCAGGGAATCCTGGCCGCTGGGGATGCTGGTGGAGGTCAAATGGCTGCGGCTATCATGGTTTGGGATGAGGCGAATGGTTTGTGGTACAGTCCGTTGCCCACTGTTGGAACATAAGAGGTCTTAGTGTCAGATGAAGAGTTGAAACCCACAAAAGAGTCCTTGCTCATGCATGCTATGAAGCAAGGACCGCTGTTCGTCATCCTTTGCGTGTTGTTGTACTTCATGTTCAACAACAGCAAGGAGATGAAGCCAGTGATGGAGAACAACACCAAGGTCATTGGGGCCAACAGTGTTGTTCTTGAGAAAGCGATTCAAGCTGGTGATAAGAACAACGAGGCTCTCAAAGAGGCGGTTGACTACATGAAACAACAAAGGAGAAGTCGATGAGTAACAGGCCGTTCAAGGCTTTTGGAAAGCCACTCAACATAACAGCAGGTGTTGCTTCAGCTGCATACCCACTTCCGATAACTGGAACTGTTCTCGACATCCTTATGTCCCACCTCGGAACAGTGGCTGGCGAGTCTGTGTACTACGCTTTAGGTGATTCAACCATCACCGCAGCTATTCCAGCATTTGACGGTTCAACAAGCGACTTAGTGTTGGCCGCTGGTTCAATACAAACTCGCAGAATCAATGCGAATGTTACTCATATTGCTGTAATATCGGCGATTGATAACAAGGTCAGTATTGAGATCGGGGAGGGCAACTAGCATGTCTCTTAAAGGCACAACCCTGTTATCCCCTGGTGGTAGTCCAGGGGCATTGACTTCAATTCCTACGTGGCTTCCCGCTTTTACATTTGACTATACTGATTTTGCAGTGGCTGATGTACAAGAAGACATTTTGCTTTATAGCCTACAGGCAGGTGGTCATGTAGATGACGCGATGATTAAGCACACAACGGCCTTTGCTGGCCCTGGTATACTTACAGTAGAGGCTTCAGCTGGCATTGTTGGTTCTCTTGAGCGTATTATACCACTGTTTGATGTATTACAAGCTGTTGGTAATGGAACCGGGCAACCTGTTAATATTCAGGATTGGTATGACCAAGCGGTTGCAACAGCTCTTCGTGTTCAACTTGTCTCAACTGGGGCTAATCTTAATGTACTTACACAAGGTGCTTTTTCCATTTGGTTAAAGCTTTCAAAGGCTGCATAAAATGAAAAAAACGTTTTTGTTTCTCGGCGTGATTTCGACATTGGCATTCGCTGTCATTACCGATCCCTCTCTTTCCGGTACTCTCCAAGGTCGCGGCCTTCGGGCGTCCACGTCTGGCCAAGTGAAGCCGGTAAACAATATTCTGTACTATGAAAAGGGTGACAACCTCACGACCATGCTCACCGCCATCGGATCTCGCAAGGTGACACTCGTAATGGATACGATTGCGGCGATTTCAGATAACACCACGATTCCGGCGAATGTGAATGTGCAGTTCTCACCCTACGGTGGGTTCAATGTGGCGACAACCAAGACCCTCACGATTTTGAACATGACCCCGCCGGGACGGTACAAGGTGTTCTATCAAAGCGGAACCGGGAACACCCTTGTGCCCATGGGCATACCGAAATTTCCCGAATGGTGGGGGGCGATTCCCGACGGCAGCACGTCAAGCAATGCCGCGTTTCAATTTGCAATACTTTCCAAAGGGGAATTGAATTGCGATACGGGAACCTATATCCTATCCGCAACGATAAACATGATTGATTTGCAAATAGTTGGGAAAGGCGTCCGGGCGGCTGGAGTCGGCCAAACCATCCTTAAATTCAACGCCTTGGATGTCGCCCCGGCCTTCACAACGCGCTTGGCCGACAATTCCAGTGTGAATAGCAATTCAATTTCGCATGTCCATGTTTTGCCGAATTCCTGGACACCAGTTACCGGAAGCCAAGGATACGGCTTTGACATAGAATCCCCCATTACCATGACTGACGTTTTTGTCCAAAGTTTTTTCCTTTCCGGAATTTTCCTTCATGGCGGTGTCGCTGGAAACGGGCCTTACAATTCAGTTTTCACCAACGTCCTGTCGGAGTACAATGGCCAGCATGGAATTTTGGTTGGGACTGGCGCGAATGTCCTGACCTTCATTCAGCCGTACACGGCTTATAACGGCGCGACCGCTTACGGCGTGGCTCCGGTTGCGCCCGGACTGTATGACGGTTTTCGCATTCAAAGAGACAGCGCCGGAAATCCCGGCGCGGCGTATCAAAATTATGTCCCGGAATCTATCCGTATTATCGGAGGAAATGGCTTCGCTAATAGTCAATATGGGTGGAATTTTTCACAGGTAACGCGTTCAATATTGGAACCCGGCTATGCGGAAGGAAACCTGGTGAATGGTGTGCATCAAATTTATTTGGGAAATGATGTACAAAAATGTTTCATCAATCCCGCAGTAGTTACGGGAGATTCGACCGGCATTGTGAATAATGCCGCGTTTTACCGCCGCGATAATGTGCTTTACGTGGGCGGAACCCTTGTTGGTCAAGGGGCAACGCGGGAAAACTGGTCATATAAAAACATCAAGGCTTATTTCGGGGAAGCGTCGGATTCCTCGGCGCAAGCTTATATCTCTTACGATACCACTACCGCGTCCAGGGCATTAAATATCGTAGGTGGAAGCAATACGACCCTTGCACTAAACGGCGGTTCAAAGTCTCTCAGTATCGCGAACGGTGGGCATAGCTTTGTCGGTAATATGATTTGGACAACCGATAATACGTATGACATTGGCGCGAATGGCGCTACGCGGCCCAAAAGGCTTTTTCTTTCTGACACCGCAATCTTTGGCGGCGCAATAAAAATTGTTAATAATGCCGCGACGCCGATTGGTTCCTATATGCGGTCTTTGGTTTCGCAGAATGCCACCACGGGTTATGCGGTACAGGTTTATGGTAACTCCATATTCCCTGTCATTACCACGGCGCACGCAAGAGGCACACCCGGCGCGGAAACGGCAATTCAAAGCGGAGACGCTATCGCGTATTTAGAGGGGGCGGGATATGGTTCGGCGTGGTCCGGAAATAATTATATGCTTGTTAATGCCACCGAAACATGGAGCGGCACGGCACGCGGATATGACATACAATTCAAAACAAATCTTAATACCACTACGGTTGGTAGGACAGTTTTACAGTTATCGAACAGTCTTATTTCAATTGGGGAAGCGACTAACAATACGGCGATAACGCAAGTCGGCACAGGCTTAATCACTTTGCCGGGAATTGTTTCAAACACTAATACAACTGATGCCACCAATTCCACCACCGCCGCATTAAAAACCGCCGGGGGCATCGCCGCCGTGAAAACCATTGTTTCTGCGGCCAATGTCGTCGCCGCCGGTGCTACCGGAATAACGGCAGGGGGTTCAACGGTCGGGGCTTTCACGCTTGGCACCGCCCCCGGCATCCTCGGCATCTATTTCGGCTCCGGGGCTCCGACCATCACCGCGGGACAGGGTTCGCTCTACCTCCGCACGGACGGGTCAACCGCTGTCACGCGGGCCTATATCAATACAGATGGCGGAACTACTTGGACAGCTATTTCCACGGTTTTATAAATGAAAATCAAACTTTATTTTTTCTTGGCATTCGCCCTTCAAACTTTATCTAATGCCGCCCCATCCAATTACGGGTATATCTGCGTAGATACAACCGATAAAACTTTGCAACTCTGGAATGGTTCGGCTTGGAGAACACAAACGACTCTGCCGAATGCAAGTTCAATACTCCCGATTTTCGCCCAGCAAATCACTTTCTCCGGCCCCACGGCGGCGCGGACGGTGACTTTCCCGGATGCTTCTTTCACGGTGGCAAGAACGGATGCGGCGAATATTTTCACCGGCGTTCAAACCATGACAAGCCCAGTCTTTACAACCCCAGTACTTGGAGCGGCCACGGGCACCTCCATCGCCTTGACAGGCGACATAGCTACTTCCGGGGGCGGCATAGGCTTTACGGCTGGAAACGGCGGTGCGGTCACCCAGGCCACCAACAAAAGCACGGGCGTCACCTTGAACGAACGCATGGGAAATATCACCATGAATAACGCGGCTCTGGCAGCGGCCGCAATCGTCTCGTTTACATGGACGAATTCAACCGTCAGCGCCGAGGATTTCGTAGACTGCAAGCACCACGCCACTGGCACATTCGGAGCCTACAATATCAACGCCCGGGCGGCGGCTGGGTCTTCGGTTGTCACTATCAGAAACAACACCGCTGGAAGTCTGTCTGAGGCAATAATCCTCAAATGCATAGTTTTTGACGGAGTAAATAACTGACGAAACAAAACCACAACAAAAGGAGATCAGACATGAAGTACTTTAAACCGAAATCACTGACTTGGTGGGCGGCTGTTGGCCTTGCCATCATCGGAGTCGTGGAGTCAATCCAGACAAAATCCCTGTCACCGAGGCTGATTGAGGCAGCTGGGGCTATTGGCCTGAGAGGAGCGATCCAATGATACGTCTTGACAAGCCAAAAAAGATCAAGAGTCCGCCAAAGAAAAAGAAGCCTAACCTTTACTGACTCAAATCCACTGCCTCCACTCGTCTCCCAAGACGGTGGAGGCTACTTGTTTCTTACTACGTAAGGCCTTGATAATCTTCTCATCTACCGTGCCTCTGGCAACCAAGTCAACGTAGTTTACGGACTTAGTTTGACCGATGCGATGTGCTCGGTCCTCGCTTTGTAGTCTAGTTTCCAGATTGTAATCGTTCGAGTAGTATACCACGGTACTTGCGGCTGTCAAGGTAAGCCCAAAACCACCCGTTTTTGGGTTCCCAACAAAGAACCTGGCATTAAAATTTTGAAAATTTTGAACCCCGATTGACCGATCCTCAGCCGTTGTATCACCATAATAGGTAGCGACACAATTCGAGCCATATATACTCGATAATTTACTAGTAATACTTTCTATATTGTGTCGATAACTTGCCCAGATTATCACTGAACCATCGGTCTCTTCAATGACCTCTAGCAGCCTCTCAAGTCGGTGGCTATCAAGGTCCTTTATCTGGCCATCCTCTGACTTAATAAAGCCGCAAGTTATCTGATGCAGCCTTATTATCTTAGTAATGGCCAGAGGCGCAGTAACAACCAGATTGCTAAGCTCAGCAATAGAATCTTCACGTATTTGCTCATATAGCTTTTGTTGTTCATCGGTCAACTCCACCTCATAGGTTTGATAGATCTTTGGCGGTAGGTCAAGGCACTGTTCTTTCTTAATCCTATAGCTAAAGTAGCTAAGGCTGTTGGTTAGCTTATCTAGGTTCCTATATCCTGTGACCTTGCGAAATGACCTGCCACCTGCGCTTATTTGTATCATGTTTGCATAGTACGCCCTGAACGCGTAGTAGCTAGTATATCCCAGCAGCCCACTACCTAGGAACTGGCATTGTGCATAGAGGTCCAGGGGTGAGTTTGTGATTGGCTCCCCTGTCATGATGCGCCGGTACCTACACTGCTTGGCTAAGGCGATGGCGGCCTTGGTTCGCTTCGCGTCGAGGTTCTTGATGGTGGTCGACTCATCTGCCACGATGAGCGTACGATCGTTCAGGATAAAACTATCAGCGAAGTCGTATCCCCTGGCATAGGCGATGGCCTCAATGTTCATGACTAGAATGTAGAGCTTTTTAGGATCTTTCTGGTTAACCACCCCATTAAGTCCCCAAACGGAGATATCCCCCTCCGGGTCCTCCCAGAAGTGTTCAGGTAGTTGGGTATCTGCCCAGTTTCTATAAGAGCCCTTGTTCGCGAAGATAAGGACGCGCTCAATCTTCCCGGTAGTAAACAGATGACACATAGTGTCGACAATAACTTTAGATTTGCCAGTGCCCATCTCCATGAAGAGGGCAAACGCTTCGAGGTCCTTGGACCGCTCATAGGCCTCCAGTTGGTGCTTGTAGGGTATTGTCTTAAACATAGCACCTCACAGTTGGTAATATTTATCAGTTTGCGGGTTCATGATACACAGGCTTTCCTTCGCCCTAGTGACTCCGACATAGAACACCCGGGCCTCGTCATCAGGGTTTGTCTGCATCCCCTGGAAGGTGCGGTATGAGACGTCAGTGAACAAGGCCACGTTGTCTGCCTCAGCCCCCTTGGCGCCATGGATGGTTGAGATGCGCACGCGCGGGGGCTCTTGAAGCTTTTCACCACGGCGCAGCATTGCCTTGATACTTTCACTGTCCTCCACGCGCATGGCATCTAGCACCTCGTGCCACGGACCTCGGTTCCTTATCAGCAGCCCCTTGTCCAAATCATCCAGAGACCACTTCTCCTGCATCTTTAAGAGTCGTAACTCAGGTTTGTGGTGCATGTGTAAAAATATATTCTTAATTTCACCGGCGCTTTCGGTGCTCCCTTTGAGCAGTCGCTGCCAACATCTAGCCGCCAAAAGTGCCTCGTTCTTGTCCATGCCTGCGTCCCGAAACGAATAGAAAACACCCAGATTCTTGCAGTTTTCAGCCAGATTCTTCACATGGTATGAGTTCCTGGCTAGTAGTAGCCAGTTGCCTTGTGCAAGATTTAAGTCTTCGATATAATTCATCCAATGTATATACCCATTAAAATCCCTCGAATTAAATCGTTTCTCACGCCGTTTCTCTATGCCCTTAGTAATCCCAACGGCGAGCTCATGCACGACCTTAGGGAGCCTGTAGCTCTGTTCTAGGACTGTTACATTTCCCTGTAGCCCTATGAAGTGCTCAATGTCCGCCCCTGACCATCTGAATATTGCTTGGTCATCATCACCTGCGACATACGCAACCTCACTGCTGTCAATGAGCCGCTGTACAATCTTCCACTGCAGTTGACTTAGGTCCTGGGCCTCATCCACGATGACCACGTCAAACTTTGGAATGAACCCCGACTCATACATGCGGGTGAGCATGTCCGTGTAATCTATCAAAGCATTCACCTGCTTATACTTCTGAAAGGCGCGACTTACCTGGTCAATCTCCCACCAAGTAATCTCATCATCCCTGGCCTCTTCCCACACCTCCTTGAGTGGCCGGCACTGCAGCCTTGCCAGCTGCTCTATGAAGATGAGGCGGTCACCCTTGGATATTTGTGCCATGGTGCCGTCATCTGAGTTCTGTCTCCCAGTGATCTCAATGCCTACGTCTCGCCCGAACTCCTTATAGTTTGACCACTTGATCACTGAGCCTGTTGATAGCCCCAGCTGCTTGAATGCCAGGGAGTGGATGGTGCGGAAGTATTCGAGGTCCTCGGAGCTTAACTTAAACCTTGCCTTCGCCCTGTCACGTGCCTCCTCTGTGGCGCGCTTCGTGAATGAGATGAAGGCGATCTTATCTGGCCTTGTCCCCTTAGACAGGTACTCATCAACGAGGTTGAGTAATCTCGTAGTCTTGCCAGTGCCTGGCGGTCCGAGGATAATGTTAACCTTAGAAAGCATCCTTATCCTTATAGTCAGGAATCTCGTGCACCTCTGTTTGACGTTTGAATTCAGGGTAAGAGAAGCAGTTGATTCCCCTACCCTTAAGGTTAAAGAACTTATGTTCCCCGCCAGTGTCTCGTAGCACCGAGGCTACCTGTGCAGGGTTAAAGAGCCGAAAGTGCAGTCTGTCCAGATATTGTGTGAAGTCGTTTAAGCGAAAGTAGTGACGAGATTCTTCCAAGAAAGGTTTACCAAGCAATAACTCATCCTTAGACTTGGCCTGCGCCCGTGACGTGCAGAATGTTTCAAGGTGAAGCATCAACTGGCCCACTGGGCTAGCTTCAGGAGGTGCCTCTACAATGTTGACCTTCTCCAATAGCGCAGAGATCATGGTATTCCAGATACTTGGCTTCATTGTGGCAGGCATTGAGTTCAAGGCGTCCATGCAACTCTTCTGGAACCTTAATTGGTTCTGTAGATCTTCTGTAGTAAGCTCAAGTCTACCTCCACCCTCAATATCTGCAAACCAGATAGGTGGACGGGAGTCGAACTTAGTAAGACCTGTAATAACTGGCATACCTTGCAAGATTCCGATCCCATGCTTTCTTGTCCTACATAGGCCTGAATTGCAGTATGGTTTGATAGGAGGTTTAGAACAGGTGTAGAGATATTCTTTTCGTTTTGCAGACTTAGTAACTCCCTCAACTTCGTCTGGTGTAAGGGGTGGTCGCAGGTAGAGCTTGTTGTACTCATAAATATCTTTCTCCCAGGTTTCAGGGTTTGCTTTGCGCAGGTACACGGCGATGTTAAAGAGGCCATCGTTTCTGGTACCAGGGGGGAACCCAATGGTGATTAGGTGCTGAAGGCATGGTGGTCCATCATTGAGCTTGTCTTGTGATATGACCCGTAGACCTTTTAATGTTATAAGGTCAATTTTCATTACTTCCGCGTATTCTAAGAACGCGTCACAAGTCATTGGTGAGCCGTCAATAGTTAGCCCATACCGAGTGGTCTCTTTCTCATTGAAGTAGGGCATGTTAATCCACTGACCAACATCCCCCTTCTCGGCGATAATCTCCGTTTGCTTTGGGAAAATCTCAACGCCACCATGCCCGAGTGCCGCGGCAAACTCTGTAAGCTTCGACTGTACTAGCTTCGCTGGTACTGGTTCCTTTGTGAACATGTAGCAATGAACACCGCCTGACTTTGAGCGACATGGTACTAGCGGTAACTTGAACTCTTTGATCTTCCTGGAAATCGCCGCGTAGTCGAGCCCCTCATAGACGTCAATGTCAATGGCGCCGAAAACCACGGTATTATCATCACGAATCGGGATAATCCCCAAGCCCTGGCTACCCTCTAGGTGCTTGGTCCAGAGCTCCTCATTGACCTCACCACGCACGGTCTTGATGCTTGACGTGTTGCCAACTAGCTTCGGCCCCTCGTCCTTTGTGGTTACGATCCGGTAAATGCCATAGGCTCTATGCAACCCATTAAAAAGCGCCAATAGTCGAGCTGCAGTAGACATGGGAAAAGCCTCCCCCAGCTATCCCGGGAGAGGCTCCTTGACCCTCGACGTTAGAAGTGTTTTCCGCTTGCTTCTGGTGTTGCGTCCGGTTCCGATGCTTGCTGCGGCGTCACATCCACCAGACCCTTGTTCACCTCTACTGAGAGGTGCCGGGCATATTGGTAAATGTCCACGTTCGTGATTTGCTTCGGATTGCCGATATTCCACCCATACCACGTGTTCTTGTCCTTGACCTCCTGGATGGTGGTCAGCGGATAGCTGTGGCTGAATGGCGGCGGCGTGTAGACGCCACCCGAGGGCTTGGCCAACTGAAGCCCCATCATAATGGCGTTCCACTTGCGGGACTTCTTGAGTTGCGTGCTGGACATGGGGATGACCACCCGCTCGAACGTGCCATCCTCGTTTAGGATCACACAGAAGTGGTAGGCCGTGGTCACGATGAGGTGGCTATTGCCTTGCATCACGTCCTGGTTCTTCTCGTTCTTGCTGGTCTTTTCCAGGATGCGCTCGTCGGTGTGAGCCTTGACAAAGCCCCCACCCTTATCCCTGTCATTCCACTCCACGTATCGCTTCTGGTACGCACAGGGGATGACCATGAGGCCCTTGCTTCCCTTGACAACGCGGCCGGTGACATTGTTGAAGATGTCTCCTTCCTCAGCGCCTTCGACCTTTTGAGCGCCCTTCTTGACCTGTGGCGAGAGCGCCTGTAGGATTGCCACGTATGGGATGGCGACATCCTTCATGTCCACACCAGTGAAGCCAATTGCCGAGTCCTGCATCATCATCCCTGAGTCCAGGACCGTGATGTCAGTACCTTTCTTTTCTGCTACGTCCTTAGCCATGTGTTTCTCCTATTTTGGTTGAGTGACTTTTGCTTTACGACCGACATATGCCTTGAACAACTCCATGGGGAAGGTTGTGCCTGCCTCCACCTGCTCACGTATGAACGCTGACAGGGTTTGATAGTGCACGCTCTCCTTGTCCGTGTAGGTCATTCCAAGCTCTTTCAAGAATTCCGCGATTTGTTTCGCTACCTCGTCATCTCCTTTCCCTAGTGATACGTTCATCTCATGTTTGATGAGCGAGTCATGGCCATTGCTGCGGAGCCACCCGAAGCACGGACCGCGGTTCTCGTCATCAATCTTCCCTGCATAGAAGTTCTTCACGCTGACCTTGGCCCCATTGTTGAGTTTGAATTCAGCGATGCCTACCTCAGCCATGGCCTCTGGTAGGGAGTATTCCTGAATCTTCTTGTATGACTCCTTGAGGCTCTCAAGGTCTGCCTCTCGCTTCTCTATCACCTCTTCAAGGTTCGTCATCTCAGTTGCCAGAGATGCCACCTTTACGAGTTTATCATCAGTGGGTGCCTGTGTGTCTTGGCTGAAGTCAATCATATTTGTTTGAAATCTCCTCGGTTTCCTATCATGTAGGACTTACCGTTGGGGTGACGGATTATCTTACCAGGTTTATCTGTCAAAATAATTTCAATGTTTCTTTCCTCCTTATATTTTTTGATCACCTTGTGTATAAGGTCAGGGATCATGCCGTTCTTAATGGCGGGATTCTTGGCCACTATCTCCTTGGCAATAGCCCAGTAGGCCATTGTAACTACACGCTTTTCCCTCACAGCCTTATCCTCCAGGGGTGGTACTCGTGCTCTTGCCGGTCCCACTTGAGAATCTGAAAGTTTCCTTTTGTTCTGAATGAGGCTATTGAACAGGCCATGCCAATAGCTACAGGATCCCCAATGGCGAGGATATAGTCCTCGGTGCTGAAGTCAACCATCGCCGCCTTCATCAAGGCCACCGTAGCCTCTGTCTCCATAGGCACCTGCCCATATGGCAGGATGAACACAAAGCTGCCATACTGCTTCGCTGGCAGGATGTTCTTCCCCTGTACCTCCTGCACTACGTAGACCTTAGCCATGTGTGAGCTTTGCGGTGAAGAGCGGCCAATCCCACGAACCAGCCTTTTCAATCCTAAGAACAAGGGCATATGTGTCCTTTCCTGTGCATCTCACAAGTTCAAGCCAGTTGTCGCAACGAATAAGTACAAAGACGCGCTGCCCAAATTGAGCAGCATCCCAGTGCCACTTGCGCTGTAGCGGAGTCACGAGCCTATCTATCTCCAGGTAACCATGTCTTTCCGAAACCTTGAGTTCAAGCCAATAGGCCGTGCCAGTAAATACGGCTTGATCCTCGGTGGCATCACAAATCCTGCACACTCCATAAATGTCTGGCATCCCTGTACCCACGGCGTTCTCAATGCGCCAGTGCTTACCAGGGAGATGGTCTTTTATCAGGAGGCGTAGGGCTTGTTCAGGTTTCATAGATCACCATCAGCGTTCATAAGAAGTTCCTCATACTTTTTGAAGGCTACATTGTCAAGTTCAAGTGCCCCATTCTCAATGGCCCACTTAATGTAGGCTATGTCTGAGTACAGGAGCACTCGGACCTTGGTTCCCTTGTGCTTGCCGAAAGGCATCATGTCTTCCATGCCTAGTGGTTTGTAACTCACAGCTTTACCTCCACTACCTCACCCCATGATGGGCCGAGTTCACAATCCACTTTAAGTGGCACCTTGAGTTGTACACAGTTGCTCATTATCTCACTGACCTTCTTCGCTTGCTCAGGGCCGTCAACCGAGATGTCAAGCTCATCGTGAATAGTTATGTGAGGCACAATCCCCTCCTTGAAGAGGTCAAGCATTGCCTTCTTGATCATGTCAGCTGAACTACCCTGGATCAGGGAGTTCATTGCCTTGTGACAGAAATAAGGCACCACTGGTGGACCGAACTCACGAAGCGCATCCTCCTTAGGTAATGGCTGCATGCCAGCGGACCACTTGACTGGGCCATAGAGGTTGAATCGGCGTTTACGTCCTAACAACGTCTTGATATACCCACGCTCCTGCGCCAACCGCATGCAGTGGTCACCAAGCTGTTTCATATATGGCACGCTGCTATGATACTTGTCATAGATCTCCATGCACTCGCGCATGGTCATCCCAAGTTGTACAGCCATCTTCGCTTTTCCCATTCCGTACGCGAGGCCAAGGTTAAGGGTCTTTGCGTCCTTTCGCGAGATGCCTGCCATCTCTGCCACCATCCCATGATAATCAGTTTCAGGCTCTCGAACATACCTATCGACGGCTTCTGATGCTCCTCGATAATCACATAAAGCCGCATAGTGTACGGTGACCCTGGGCTCCTGTTGATTATAGTCAAACACGCCCCAACTTCGCCCTGGATCAGGGACGAATATACCTCTAATGAGTCCCGACACAATAGGGTCTCTGGCGGGTATTTGCTGCATGTTAGGATTAGCGGAAGCAAATCGGCCTGTGCGTGTGCCCCCGTCATCGCTTCGCACCTGTCTAAAAGTCGGGAAAATTCGTCCGCCATGCTGTACCTCCAAGATTTTTTTCTCAATAAAGATTCCCCCGCTTCGGTCTAATTTCCGAATGCGGGAGATTAGTTGCATTGCCAGATGCTCGTGGTTCTCTAACCATTCTCCTTCAAAAGAAGGGTTGCCTTTCTCAGTTCTTCCATAAGTAATGCCAAGAGCTTTGCACGTAGCTTCGATGCTTTCGCCCGACCAAACATCAACACGATTGCCGGATGCAATTTGATCAAGTTGTTCCTGCGCCTTTTCTTGTGCCGCATACATCTCCTTTCGTACCCTGTCAGCCTTGTCAAGGTTCACCCTAACACCTTGAAATCTCATGGCCAGCAGGACTTGTGTTAGTTCTGTTTCCATCTCAAATACTTCACGAAGACCTTCCTTATCTATCCTTGGTTCTTGCTGCATGAAGATGTCATAGGTCAGACGAGCATCCATGGCTCCGTACTGTGCAACATCCTCAGCGTGCAATCTCCATAGGTTTGCCTTCACCTCCCTTTCTTTGATACCTAGCTTGGACATACACATCTCAGTCAGTTTGCTCTCATCCTTGCCTATCCCACAGTATTGTCGGGCAAGGACTTCGAGTCTGTAGGAGAGCTTGTTTTCGTCGAGGAGGGGCTCAGCAACTTGGACATCATAGCATCTGCCTCCGACTTGAATACCAGTAGCTCTGAGCCACTCAAGGTCATAGATAACATTAGCTCCAACCTTAGGTTCAGGACCTGCAAGGTTGTCCCTAAGCCATCGGACGACGCTATCCATTTCCAGGTTGCCTCCCCCTTCATGATGTGTAGGCAGATAATACTCATGATTAGCCGTAGCAAAGGAGACTCCGACGACATAGCCATCTCCACGGGCACCTCCTGGACCTAACGTCATAAGGTTAGGGTCTCTCGTTTCACAGTCAATGGCAATGAGCGGCTCGCCCTTAAGTGAGGGCAGGTCATTGACAGAGGCTGGGATGTACTTATTGTCCGCCATGCTGAATCCAGTCTCTCCAGCCATTACACCAGAGTTGCTTGGCTTGCTTAACATCCGCATACTCATTTAGAAAATAGATCGTATGACAACCAGTGTTCATCAGAAGCTTTACGCAATGTACGCAGGGCGAGGTAGTTACATAGCAAATAGCTATCTCTTGCACGTCGCGACATTGAAGTAGCGCATTCTGCTCAGCATGAATGGCCTCACAAAGTTCTAGGCCTTGTCCACTCTCACACTGTGCCCCTGGACAAGGGCTCTCACTGCAGTGCGGCTCACCCTTAGCTACCCCATTGTAGCCTGAACCAATGATGTGCCAATGCTTGTTGACAAGGATACAACCTACCTTACGGCGAAAGCACGTGCCTAGCTGCCCTAACAATCCCGCCATGCTAAGAAGCATCGTGTCCTTACTTGGGCGCATAGTAGTCCCTCAGTTCAGTTGTTAGGTAAGCCCCATCCCCTGTCCCATGCGCCAGCATGCTAAGATGCTCAAGCAACCGCTCAAAGTTCATAAAGTTGTACGGATTGAAAGCTTCGTATACACACAGGTGAGACATTCCCTCATCTCGCACAATGTCCTGTGCAATCTCAAAGTTCTTCTCATATAAGTGCTGACTTGCCGCATAGAAGTGCAAGGTGCCTAGTCGTAGGTTATAGCTCATCACACTTTTAAGTAGCAAACAAACGGCACCACTGAGCATAGAGAAGTTGAACCAGTCATATGGCACCCCGAGCCACGCATCAGAGCTTCGCATGTTCACGAAGCAATCCAGCTGCCCATCCCTGATGATGAACTGCACGCTCAGTGTACAGGGAATATCCTTCGAGATTGGTGGGCTCTCTCGCCAGATGTTGATAACCGCCTGCCGTGAGCTATTGTCAGTTGACAGACAGCGAATCACGTGAGGTAGTTGATCCACGATTCTCGGACCATAGGCACCAAAGAAGAAGAGGCCGTCATCTGAGAAGTTAGCTATCTCCTTTGAGAACCTAGCTATCTCAGCCACCCTATTCTGACCTGAGAGAATCCACCACGCCTCGGCGCACATGAACTTATAACCCAGCTTGCGCTTGGCCAGGGTGACTATCGGCCAGTGCATGTCAACTTCACTCTTAAAGCCCAGTAGCTCAAGGGTTGGCTGCATGCGAGGAGATGATGGCCTACCTTCCGTAACTATCTTACGGAGCAAGCGCACCCAAGCACTATTCGCGGTCAGCGGAGATTGCAATTGCCCTCCTTAGGTCAGCCTCAAGTCTTCTGCTATTATGTTCAAATCGCCTGTACCACTGCGGGTGGTTTATGTAGTAGTGACGAGGTAGGTGCCACGCTATCTCCGTGTAGTGTTTTGCAGCCTCTTGCCCCATCACGATAGGCTTAAGCTTAAACATCTCATAGCACATGTTAACCGTGATCTCATCACCCAGTGACTCATTGATGTTTGTCCAGCAGAAGTCACCCTCATTCAGTTGCAAATGAGACATGGCCTCTGCCAAGAATAGGGAGCAGTTCTTATAGTAGTGGAATGGCCACCTAATGGCCCGATACTTGTCCGTTGACAAGCGGTCACCTATCAATAGGTACTTGGCATCAGCGACATGGCCAAGGAAGTTGTGTTGTGTAGTGCCCAGCGCGTACGGGTACTGCTCATCCCTGCGCTTCAGCACGCGGTGCACTAGCCGCTCACAGAAGTTAACGACAGTCTTGCCTTCCTCAGTGATGCGGTACCTCTCAACACAAGGCCATGACTTGAGGCCGCCATTCATTACGATGTCAGAGAGATAGTCCTTGCCCGGCTCATACTCCCTGTCAATCTCATCGATGCCACAGCTTTCTATGCCATGATACATGTCATTGAAATGCACATGGACCATGTCACCGTCGGTATACATCTCCTGCCGTGTGCTCTTGAGGTACTTGAACCGTTCCCTATACTCACTAATGTCGTCATCCAGGCAAATGACGTAGATGCCACCATGCTTTTGGACCACGCGATGTATCAGTCGGCCCATGTGCGGGAACCTAGTACCGCCATGAAAGGCACGGGAGTACACCAGCTCAGACATCCAGAGGCGGTCGATAACCACTAATTGCTTCTCAGCTAATTGGATGGCATGATGAACTGCCGCGGTATTATACTCAAACATGTTGTTCACCCAGCGACGGGTAAGGTGCAGGTAGTGGGCATTGTAAAACTCGCACAGTTTACGTGCCAGGGTGGTTTTGCCCGTCCCATCTGGGCCATCGAGGATGATAAGACCTTTAAGCATCAAAACCTATTTCTTTTGATGCTAATGTATGCGCCTCTGCTCCAACTTCATTGCGTTTTCTGTTCATTACTTTACTGTAATATTCTCCGATTTCTCCTTGAAACATATAGTGTCCTAATGGTGAACGTCTCCATAATTCAAGCATAGATTTGTACGACATATCATCTATTTGTTTCTTTGTAACTGAATCAATCACTGTAGTAAATCCTTAAATTGAGGTGGTTTCCAACCCTCAGGCTTGATGATGTCGAGCAATGATTCTCGCTTCGAGTCCTCTATCTTTGTGACCTTTACCTTCTTCATGTTGGCCTTGTGCACACGCTCCCACGCGGCGTTCCAGATGGTACCTCGCTTTGTCTTCGCCCCCAGTGGTGGAGGTCCAGCGAAGCCCATCAAGATGGCAGTGCCAAGGAGCACGTACTCAAGGTCAATGAGGGCGTCAAGCGCCTCCTCCAGATCTGCCTTGCCGTAGGCCTGGATGAATTCATTGAGCTCCTCTTTTAGGAAGTTTATTCTGAACTTCATCTCATCATGACTCAAGAACCCAGGCTTTCTAAGCCTGGGGATCTCAAACTTCTGTTGGAAGTCACCAACATCAAAGATGGTCACAGTGCCCTCACAAAATCTGTCCAAAGTTCGGATGATGAGTTGCTTGCCTCATGATAGGTTGACAGGGGCTCATACTTGTCCGGGCCGCCACCGTGCTTGGTCACCTGCCATAGGCAGTTACGTGCAAGGTGCGGGAATAGTGGTGCAAAGACCGTGGCTAGGTAATTCGAGTCGTAGTAGTCACGGAGCCTGTCAAAGATCTTGTCCATGCCCAGAGCCTGCAACTGATCCTTGTAGTCCTTGATGCTGGCAAATGTGCCCCACACGTTCTCGATGAAGAGGCCTGAGCGCTCTATCATGGAGCCAAAGGCTGCATGGCTCATCTCATTCACATGATTCGCCGCCGCCCCTGTTTGTGCGTCATAGCAAGGCGTTGAGATGAATGCTGCGCCTGAGTCATCAAGGATGCGCTGAATCCCCTGCAGTATCTGAAGAGCCATCATCGGTTCTACATGCTCACACACCTCGAAGCACGTGACCACCTCAAAGGAGTACTTCTCCTCGAGCTCTAACCAGGGGAATGTCTTCTGGGACCACAGCTCAATCGGGAACTTACCCGTCTTGAACATGTCAGGCACTGTCAGATAGTTGGCATCAATCCCTACGTACTTGCCTGTCTCCGGGATAAGGCGGCTGGAATACATGAGCTTGGCAAGGGGAACCTCCTTACCACAGCCGATGTCGAGTACGTACGCGGTCTTGTACCGATGCTGCTGCTGTAGGTGCTTAGCAACGTGTGACCATCTGAGGCAATGTGCGATGTAGTCACGGTGAATGAATCCCCGTGCTTCAGCTTGGTCAATCGAGAGGTGCGTCTTATCGAGATGTTTGCCACGTTCATTGGCCACAAATTCTCCTTTCTGAATGTACTGCAAAGACTATGGGTATAATATACTCTCAGGTGATGTCGAATTATTAAGCAAGATATAACTTGCAACCCATTACACACTAGTCTCCTCAGTTAAGGCAGGCCGTAGCATTGACTCACGAAACCATGGCATGTTGAAATTCGGACAGGTCTTTCCTTGTGCCTTGCCGGAGGCTGTTTCACAATGACCAAGCACAGCGTCACTTGGCAAATGATAGCGACGACAGAGCTCCTCTGTTAGATATAACAGCGAGTGTACCTGCCTACCCGTAAACCCTTCCGCCTCTGGATATAGCGTGTGCACGCCCATTCGTTGGCCAATGAGACAGATGCCCACTGACTTATCGTTATAGCCCAATGCGTGGCTGCCTACCTCATTGTCGGTGATGAAGCCATCAGCATCAAGGTAACGCCCCACCTCGATGGAGCCGTCCAACGCACGGATGTACGGGGAGCTCGTGCCTTGATTAGCTGAGGCTTGCGCACACCCATTGAGGATCACGTAATGATACCCTATATCCTTCCACCCCTTTTCAGTGTGCCACTTACGAATAAGGTTAGCACAACCAAAGGCTGACTCACTGCAGTGGATGATGATGTTTGCTATCTTCATTTCTTCTCCTTGTATTCAGTTAAAGTGCAACCACCACAGATAAGATATAGCTTCTTTGTTTGTTGATCCTTCACAAGGCAGACACTTAGGTCGTTTATTGGTGAGCAGTCAACAATCCCGAAGCGGGTAGCTTGAATCTTATGGTCTGTCTTCTTGGCATTCCACATAGCTACAAGGCCAATGCCAATAAAGAAACAGCCTATAGCTGCGATGATTAAGGTCATATCTCTAGAAGTCATCAGTCCCCTAAATCCCTATTAAAGATCTTCTTTAATCCTTTACCAGATAACCATGCAAAGAGTAGTAGGCCAAGCAACTTAAGCATCCAACCTCTTGCGGTGCAACTTGCACCAATCGAGTAAATTGGTTTGATCTTTATAATCAGTTAAACGACTAATGACTTGGTCAAGCACCTCAACAAGCCCGGGCATTGAGCTCATCGCCTCATGCGTCACGCCAGTGCGACGTAGCCCCTCGTGATAGGCGCCCTCAATAAGGCGCACGGACTCTTCATCTCGGGCCTCGTGCCGCATCAGGGAATAGTAGTCAAGGATGTCCAACTGATTGCCATCAATTTCAAGCTCGTAGAACGTGTTCAGCTTTTCTGGGTATAGCCGCTTAATCCCTGCGATAACGTCCAGGGAGACAAAGTGGCTACGAATCGTGTTTCTACCCAAAAGTTCTCCGATTTTTTATGCTACCGCGACCGCGACCGCGACCGCGACCACGACCGCGACCACGACCGCGGCCAC